CGAACCAGTATCCGTTGCCTGCTCGCCACTGATTTCAATCGGAGCATTTGCAAAATAATTTGCTTTAGGGCCCCGCATTTCTAATGCCGATGATAGTACGCCTGGACCAACTCCGACGATTCCTTCGGCAGCTATGGCATCCCAGTCCCAAGCTTCACCTGGTTCTTTACTCGCCCACTGTCCAAGATACTCTCCGGACATACCCATAAGTGAGTCTGCACCTAATTCGGCTGCTGCATTTCGGGTCTTTTGAAAAGTGGTAAATCTGGGGACGGCACCGGCGGTTTTCTCGAACTGTGATTTGTTCAAGAGCTTGCCACCCTTAAACATCGCATTACCCGTATGGTTTGCAACGGCCATAACCTTTCCAGCCATAGCACCGGTCAAAGCATCTGCGATAGCGATCGGGGCACCCTTCTGAATCATCTTTTTCTGAATCTTGTTACGGATGGTTTCATTTGTCCAAGCCGCGGCAAATACTTTTGGGTTCTGCCAGTCGATACCAAGATCCTGCATGCCCTCAAGAGCCATGCCGGATGCTTCAAGGACAAAGGAAGCGACACCCCAAGAAGCGCGTGCTCCGTACACTGCGCCTGTAACTGTACCAGGTCCTGGAGCAATCGCAGTTCCTGCCAAAGCACCAACCCCTGCCGACGGTATTAACCATTTTATGGTGGCGGGTAGAAAAGATGAAAGCGACTCCACGAACATTTCAGGGATCGCTGCAGGGTTATCAAATAGTAGATTACCCACCGCATCAAGAAAGCCGTCAGACTTAGTGGATTTTACCCGCTTCATTGCGGTACTAGTCGGGAGCTTTTCAATCTGTGATGCGATCTCGATGAACTTTTCCATCTCATCCGCATCCAAAGTATTAGTTAGAAAATCGGGAGTGTAATCGCTCATCTCGCTCATGAGCATCCCACGCTTAATAGCATTGCCTAACCCGCCCAACCAGCTCGTGGTTTCTGCCTGTTCAAACAATTCATTGTCCAGGCCAAACTCAGCCGCCAGCTTTATTGTTTGCTGCATTCTCTGGCGTACCTCCTCTGCTTTTTCGCGAGCGCTGTCCGCTTTGTCACCACCGATAACCTTAATTAATTCAAGGTTCGCTTTTTCATACTCGTTCTTAGCCGCGTAAACTGCCTGCATTACTTTAGCAGCGTTGAGACGCTCCTCACCCCCAAGCTCAGCCATTGCCTGATCAAGGGGCTTACCCTTATAACTTGTTACGCCCGCCTTACCCATTTCCTCGATATCAAGCAGATCTACATCCTGGCGGGACATACCGATTGGTCGGTTATCAAGCACTCCGCCCTGAGAGAAAATAAACCCTTTATCGCGAATCTGGCGGTCCCGGGCTACAAGGTCTCTCTTCTGAGTAAAACCCTGAACATCGCCACGCATCGCGGCATCCATTCTTTTCTTTTGAGCCTTGTATGATTGCGTGGTCTCCCCGGTATTCATGTCGACAGTACCAGGAAGCTTTTTTCGGGGGTCTACCTTTTCTAGATTTACGATCTCACCCGTTTTCATGTCGGCAATTGGCTGCTCGAACTGAAACTGGTTTAGTAAATCGTCGGTAGCTTTACGGCTTTTGGGGGCCGCAGATCTAGCCTTCAATCTCGCATCCATCTGCTCACGCACCGGGATAGGCACACTTGTCAGCTGCTCAAAAACTTTAAACTCTTCCTGCTTCGCTTGATCCGCTACAGCTCTTCTTCTTTCTTTCTCTGATTTTAGCCGTAGAAATTGATCGCGTAAACCATTCGGTTGATTGAACATCGAATAGTTTGATAGACGCTCTTTTGCTAACTTCTTTGTATCTGACTCTCCGCCAAAGAACCCATCTTCCTTCTCGCTAGACTTGATGTCGGCACGATAAAGAGAGTCTAGACTAGAAATGTACTCGTCATGATTATCGTAATCGCTAAAGTCATCAAACTGACGGTAGTATGGAAGAAACTTGCTCTCCATGAAATCGTCATACCTGCGCTCATACTCTTTTGCAGATCTTTCATTCTCACTAGCAAACTGTTTAATCTGTCCGTGGTACTTCTTAGTCTTATCATACAGATCTAAACCGTCATCGAAAGGGTCTCGGTATTGAGTCGGCTGAGATTCTTGTGTTTCGGGCTCTACATACTGAGGTTGGACTACAGAACTTTGTTTTCGCTGTATTTGACCACCAAATGGTTGGTAGGATCTTTGTATGGGTTTACTCAGAAACTGCTCGAAACCGGAGCCTTCACCTTCAGGGCTGTAATCTTTTGCTCCTAAATCAACTTGATCGTCAATCGACATGGCTGATCTTTAAATGTTGTCTAAAGACTTTAACAAATACTGTCTGCGTAACTCTTCAGTAGTGGCAACTCTCTTATTATCCCGTGTGCGAGGGCCACCTAAGTTTTTAATTAAACCACTTCGAGGCATGTTGTTTACACGATTCATCATGTTCGAACCGCTTGCAGCTCCTGAAATGAAGTCAGCTCTATTAAAAGAAGGTTGACTGGGGTGTCCTAAACCTCCTGAAATACTAGGATTACCTACATTCCCAGGAGTCTTAACTACTTTGGGCATGCTTCCTGGCTGACCTAAACCGCTGACGGATTTGAGGGTTCCGGGTTGTGCATTTCTAGCTACGGCGTTCTTGTATATCGCATCCCGTCCCGGCGGATAGTTTTTACCTTTACCAAACATATCCAGACCTTTTCTGAGCATTTTTCTGCCGGGGTTTGTTCTACTAAGTAGAGCACCCCCTCCAAGGAAAGCACCCATTTTAAGGTAATCCTCAAAATCCATTCCTGAATCCTCCGGCGCCTCCGGTGCCTCCGGTGCCTCGGGAGCTGCGGGCTCTTCTAAACTAGGTTTCCGGAAACTGTTCCTATCTTCGAAAACTTTTCTGGATACACTGCCGTCGTTAAAGAAACTGTCTTCTTCATTGGCAAACATGAATCCTTGAGATGGGAGAGGCCCTGGTTTACCTGCGGCTATGTGTTTATCATCTTCGTCGTCAAGAATGCTTTGAATTCTCGCTCTTTTATTGTTAGCCGCACTTCTATTTAAATTGAATTGGCGAAAAGCGTCATCTCGTTGTTGCTGAGAAAGTTTAGCAAAAGCACCTTTTTTACGACCCCCTGTTGAATCATATAAAGATTCTATTTGTGCATACTCAGGACTTTCTGCTCTGACAGACGCTCTATGCGCTTCCTCGGCAGCTAAACGATCAGATTTTTTATCAGCAGCTATCTCATTTTCGGTTTTCCTGATAGCTTCATTCTGCATTCTCCGATTTAGAAGATCCGTTAGAGTGTCTCTACTCTTATCGGGCCTCATGCTTGTTGGCTGAGTAGCCGCAGCCTCGCGAGCTCCCGCTGAAGAAGTATTTGATGCGGCCCCCTGTACCGGGTCGGGGTTTTCTAAACTAACCGCAGAGCTGTTGTAAGCTTGATCCGAACTCGGTAGAGGTTCGTTAATATCTTCTAGTGTGGGGCTTGGTTTGTTAGGAAGGCGGATATCATCTATCTCGGAGTCGTTGTCTAAAGCGTTAAGACCCCCGAACCCACCTAATACAGCTGCGGTCCGAGCGGTGGGGCTTTTTAGTATTGCACCCCCTGCTTTTTTTACAAACCCAGGGGTTTTACTTACATAACGATCCCCAATTTTTTTAAGGGTTGGTTTAACTCCCTGCTTAATTAAGTTCTGTCCTACACTCCTAATAGGGGCGTAAGCACCGGCTGTTGCTGCGGTTAAGCCAGTTTCTGCTACATCCGTCGCAAAATCCAAAAAATCGGGTGTGTCCTCCATCTGTAACCTGCCTTCATTACCAAAAAGCTCATTTACTGCTGCAGTTCCGTAGTCTGCTATCGCGGCACCGGACCGTACAGGTGCCCCTACAACTGCGTCTGCTATCCCCTTTGCTGCACCTTCTAAAAATCCGTCGTCATCTTCTGCACCTATTACACCATCAATAGCCTGAGATACGGCTTTATAACCACTTCCGCTACTGGTATTTTCAGTCCCCGGTTCGGAACTTAATATTTCCATAAAATCCGCAATATAATCCGTATCGCCCGCAGCTTGTTTTTGCTTTAAAATCCGCATAGCATTGGTCGGGTCGATTTTATAAAACTCTCGAAGTAGATCTGGAGTTAAAAGACCCTCTTCGTTTGCGGCTAAGTACTGTTGACTAGTCATGCCAGAAGAGTAGATATACAGAATTACGGTCTCAACCGCTTGTGATTCTTCTTAAGCGATGAAAGAGGCACCCGCATGAAGCCATCCGGGCATAAAAGGCTCGGGTTTTTATGAAGCATGCGGTTAGTAATCTTTTTCTTTTTCGGGAGCTGATACTTACTAGCCTGATCAATGTTGTACAGAGCGATAGCGGCAGCCAAAACATGGTCATCGTGATGACCGGGGGCCGCTTCGGGCTTACCGCGCTCATTAACGATAAAGGTTTTTAGCTCTTTTAAGACGCTTTTATCAGGGATATCAAAATTCTCATCGATTAGCTCAGCCGCCATATGATCAATAATGGTCTTTCGGGTAATCTTGTCAGTCGACCACCCAAAACTTTTTTCAACCATACCCATGGAATCATTATATTTTCGACGGCGGTACACACTGAGACCCATCTCCAGTAAATATTTTAATAATGCCAAACCGGAATTGTTTACTTCAGGAACAATAAAGGCATTTCCATACCAACGGGCGGCGCCCTCAACCTCATGTGCCAATATCCCAATATCTAATCGGCTGTGATGCAATGCGACCAAACGAGGAACATGCCAGTCACCATGCCAGTCTTCAAAGGGGGCCTTCCATACCTGGACAGAATGAAAATCCGGATCAGCCGCGAGACCCTGCATCTGCTGATCCTCACCCGTACATGTGTCTACGGATATAATATATCGGGAGTCATACTCAGGCTCATCATAAACTTTCCACATACCACCCTTGTCAGGAGTAAAACTGCCGGATTTACCGTCATTTTGAACCGACATGGTACCGGTTTTAAACTTTATAGTTTCCGCAGCCTTTATCATGTTTTCAATATTCTCAACATGAAAACGAGGGCGGGATGACATAAGAAAACATTCCTCAGGATCACTCGGGTATTCCTGACGAAATTTGCTAATATCACCATTACATTTGTCCTGGAGAACACGACGACGCCAATGAAGTTGCTCGTAGTTTATATCAAAACGAGCCATCTCGGACTTTTCATCCTCCGTCATCGTGTCGATAAAGTCCTGTTTCATCGACTCGTTTTCAAACGGTATTACGGAGTCCTCAAATTCAAACCATGCAGCGAAAATCTTTGCCCACTCATTGTCCTGGACCCATGTACGATAAAACCAGCCATTCGGGCCATTCGGGGTGGAATCAGCAACAACCAAAGATATATTGTCCCCATCATATAAAGATTGGAGATAACCCAAAGCAGGATCCCGCTCCCCCTGCATAGGCCAGAAAGCAACCTCCGTCATATTACCCACTTGGATCGTTCCAGATCGTCCCGCGTTTTTTGAACCCGCGGTTTCCTTCCCGTAATTACTACGGCTTTTTAATTTGATCAAATCCGCAAGGCTACCGCCATCGGCCAAAGACCCTCCGCTTTCGTCCCACGGAAAAAGGTCGTGCTCCGCATATCTTCGATATATTTCGAAAACCTTATCACTGGTACCGCTAATATCACCCATCAAAGAACCTGAGAGATTCTCATGCTTGCGCATATGGTGATATGTCAAAGCCTGTGCGCATGTACTCGCCCCTTTTTGCCGGGGTTTTAGTATGATCATTTTACACGGTTTATCCTCGATCTGGCATTTCCGGTAATGGGCAAACATGCGCTTCTGCAAGGTATTAGGCACGGGCTTAATATCTCTACCGCGCTTGTCCTTGATTACACCAAAGGTGCTGAACCAGACCTCGGGATCTATACGGATTAAGTCTTGAAGCTGTTTAGTTTTGTCCTCGGTCATATCTCGCCGTATGGATTTCTTGCCTTACCCGCTCGGGGATTCGGTACCATCTTAGGTCCGTATGTACTTGGTGCGGTACCCCCTTGATCTGGGTATTCTAATGGCTCTATCGCGTAGCCATACTCATCAGGTGATGGTATCATTTCAGGCTCAAAACCTGCGCCCTGATCAAGAGGTTGGCCAAATATATCGTGAGTCTCGTGAGGCATAGAATAGTTGAGCGGTGGAAGTGAAAACATTCCTGCCAAACCTCCTCCAAAACCCCTGACCATTGGCATCTTACCTGTAATCATTCCTGGTTTAGTCATCAGTTTATCTGATCCTGCGGGGAAGTGTCCTACTATTCTTTTTGGGTTTATACTACCTGAAGGAATCCTTTTTGGGCGAAGATTACCTGACATTTCTGAAAACCCTCCTGTCGAAGGTTTAACATTACTCTTAATAAAGTCTGGACCCGGTTTGTAGAACATATCCTTTGGCCCTTTATAGATAACCGTTGGACTTTTACTTGATGTAGATCTAGCGCCTTGCGGTAAAACTGTAGTTTTGGTATGAGCGGCTTTTCGAGCGTTTCGGCCCGCGGCTTCGTATGCTACCGAATCGGCACCTATACGCTGCATTAGTTTTCTATTATTGTTGAAATCTCCAAGCTGTGTTTTTGAAACTTCGTTATTCCAAGCTGTGGGCCTAAACCATTTGTTTTCCACCCCCTGTATTTTAACATTTAAACCGCTATTGTATACATTATCGAGGGTACCTGGAGCCACTTTAGATCCCCGAAAACCCAAATCATGGGAGTAATAATTACCGGGAGTCATCTTGCTGTATTTAAAGGGTACATACTTGGGTGCAGGCACCGGTGCGCCCGGGCTGATAGCCGGCATCCAGGGTTCTATGTCGTATGACTGACTCATCAGCACTTCCAGCGACGGCGGGCTGCTTTGCCCCTCTCGCCAGTCCAGCTTTTACTTCTTGCGCAAAATGCTTTTCGTCGCTTAGCAGCCTTGCTTCCAGGTTTAACCTTGCCGGTCACAGCGGTCTTGAGCTTAGAGCCGGGATTAGCACGACGATATGCAGCGACACCTTTTTTGGTCATACCCGCACCAGCTTTGACAGTCCTGTAATTAGCTCCTTTACCCTTAGTCGTCTTCCGTATGGGTTTACTAGGCTTTCTTTTTGTAGGCATTATTTCTTACCTTTCTTTCGGATTGATGATGTTCGTTTCCCCATACCGACACGCTTTTTTTCAGCGACGACAGCTTTCTTTCGTTTGCCGACGCCTTTCCAGGTGACGGGGGTCTTAGATGAAACTTTTTTGCTGGGACGGCATTTCTTAACACCTTTGGTCTTTTTCGACCCGCACGCATTCCCATTCTGGTCAGTCCATTTTTCTTTAAACCATCTCTTAAGGGATGCACCCTTAGCTGTCTTCCGAACCGCCATTACTTTTTTCTTCCAGCACCTTTCTTACGGCACTTGGCAATAGCCCCACTCGCATATGCGCTCGGGAATACCTTGTAGCTCGCTTTTACCTTTTGATAACAAGCGTCTTTCTTAGTCTTGGTGGAACTAGATTTTTTAGCTGGCTTCTTTTTTCTTGCTGGCATGGTTTAACTTGTTTGCGATTATACGACGAATCCGGAGCTGTTCGTCCGAATTTATAAATTTTATGTGCTCCAGGCTGTTCACTCCTCCTCCTCCTCCACCTCAAAGTCGGCTTCGAACTCTACATCGGTGCTGCAAAAGCGATCGGTCACAGCCAATGCGATCTCAGCCATTTCGTGATCCTCAAGGTCAGACTCCTCCCACCACCGGACGAATACCGAAGCCAATTCTCGTTCGAACTTTTGCGCTGGTCCAAGGTCTTTGGTCATAGCGAACCCCCTTTCAGGCTTGCTGCAGGTGTAACACCGGTTCCAGGCTTAGTGCTGTAAAAAATGTGGTCTTTGTACTTCCCGATCTTTCGTATTTCCGGACTTTTTGACCATGAAGGTGATACTTTATCGGTATGGTAGTGGTCTGCGTCCTTAAACTTATCCAAATGTTCGGGTAGGTCTTCTCCGGCAACTTCGTAAGCCTGTAAAAACTGAGTATCGTTAGAATCTAAGTCTAACGACTCCATATATGGCCGATTAGGGTCGTCTTTATTCCATGCACTGAACTGTTTTGGCTGCCTAGTAACTTCTTCAATGGTTCCCGGCCATTTTTTGTCTTTTTCGCGATTTTTTATCGTCTGCATAATTAGACGCATCCCGTCTAATCCTTGATTTCTACCCTCCCCGGCCGCTGTTCGACCTAGTTCGAGGCGTTCAGCGTCTACTAATTTGTCAAAAATCTGAGTGTTTATCGGATTTATGTCGTCCTCGTTATATACTTCAACAACTGGACGCTTTTCAGAGGCTATAAAGTAATCCTCTAGCTGTTTACTCATGGGTTTCGATCTCTAGAGGTGCTTCTCTCACCGATTCTGCGTAAACATCAACAATTTCGTTCAAATCCATACCTGAATTTCGTAATCTGGACATGATATCGGCCGGAGTAGCGGCTTTTGCGGCTTCATTGTTGACCGTAATCTCGGCCCTGGTTGCGGGTTTACCAAATCCATACTCCAACATGAGCTTTGCCGCAGCGATACGAACGGTATGACAAGCAGTTTCGGCATATTCTACACCTCTTTCTCCATCTGCACGGTTTCTACGCACGGTTTGGTTAGCTTTTAACCCTTCTCGAAGCGCGTTCATAGCCATTTCAAAATCATCATCGTGAATGAATTTATGAACATCTTCTCTTAATCGTGTGATTTGCTTATTACCCATGTCGTAAAGGAGTCCTCATTGATATACAGAGTATAATTTTGGTACCCCCCTTACCACCGGTTGGGGGTAGCCTTCCAAAGGATCCTTTTTTATTTCTGTTATTGATAGGCGATTGCGAGTGGTAGTGATAGTGGTACCCCGTGGGAGGTGGGGGGTGGTCTTGAGAAGCTTTAAGTCGATTAGGTGGGCTGGTCAGTCACAAAGCAGTTGCGTAATCGGCAAGTCGATTCCGTAAACTGCTGTCAGCCATTGGCTTACGGACAATGGCATACTAGATTCCGAATCTGGTCTAAAGCCGAGGGCTGAAGGTCGAGGGTTGCAATCGTCCCTTACCCTCAGGTGATCTATGGCACAAAATATGTGGCAGTGGAGGTTTATGTCAAATGGAGCGAGCTTGCTCGTGACCACATTTTAGGTTTGGGCGAAGGTCGGGCTTCAGGGACGATTCAACGAGATATATGCCCGACCTTCGCCCAAACCTTGTATTAAATAACTCGGGACAAAAAAAGACCTCGATACTGTGATAGTACCGAGGTCGTTCGGGAGTTAAGTTAAGTTAAGTTAAGTTAAGTAAGGGTTTTCCATCCAATCAGGGATTGATTGTTTGAAGTGGAATTCAAGATCTTGTTCGGTGTCATACCCATCTTCGCCGTCGCATTGTACTGCAGGGATGACATCTTTTAAGTTAAGCATGTGTAGTTTATGTACATCGGCTACGCAGATTGCCCAAAAGTAGAATGCGAAGATCTTTTTGATGTCATCTTCGTGGAAGGCGAATACATGACAGCTAGCACCCATTTCTTCAATTTTGTTTTTGAATGCATGGTATATGATTTTCTCGTATTCTTGATGAGATGGTTCTGATGTTATTTCAGGTTTTGGTTGTGTTGTATTTTCCATGATAGTTAGTTGGTGTGTTGTTATTGATGATTGATGATTGATTAACACTTGATGAAATTTACAAATCAAATGTTTTGGGTATCTGATAGTATTCAGTTTTAAGGACAGACAGAGGGTCGGACTCTGCCTGTCCAAGATTGATGGATTAGGCGAAGGAGCAGTTGAACAGCTTATTACCGTTTTTACCGTTTAGCGGTTCTACATTGGCTTCGGATACGACAACATCGAAGAATTCACCTTTAGCATCATTTAGAGATGCAACGATTGATTCACGCATTTCTGCATCTGAAGCGAAGTCTGTAGTCATATCTATTGATATGGAGTCACCCATTTTTTGCATCCATATTGGGAGGATCCAATTTAGTTCCGAAGGCATAACGGATTCTGAGGCGAGCCCATCGTACTCGTTTGAACCGAATAACAAGGCAATCCTACCGTTAGAGGAGTCATGCGTTGCCTTGATTAAGCGAAGGTTATTGTGTCCAAGTGGAAGGGATGGTTTTGCGATTAAGTTAGCGATTGTAGCCATAGTGATTAATGAAGCGAAGTGGATGTAATATGAGTTAATGGTTTATCAGGAGATACGAACGATACGCACACCTGCCACTTTCTTCACCTTATGAAATACACAAATCAAACATTGTGGGCCCTGATAGCATATCGGATCACAATACGAGAGCACATAAAGCTAACATTATGCGTAACAAGACCTGTGTAATATAGGAATATTGGGAATGTATGATAGTATGCTAGCGGACTGTATTGACTCGGTATAAAAAAAGCCCCGTCAGCATGCGATGTGCTGACGAGGCGTGTGTATTGTACTAACTACTGAACAAAGGGGTCATTGTATGTATTTTTACATTTCTTCATGTATGTTTAAGTCTTTATTTTTGATGCGTTCTCGGATTAACCTTGGGTAGACATCTTTAATGATCCAGCGGTTTAATTTATGGTCAAACAATCCCCAACTTGGAGGAGTTCGACTTTCTCCTAATTTAAGATCTCGACTTATACCCCATGCACAGCGACGAATTTCATATCTTTTCATTATGATTTGAGTGCGTACATGAGCCATGCTTGATCGTGACATGCAATGTGTGCGTATTTAAGTATGTCTTCGTGAGAATATTTACCGGTTAGCATGGATTGAATGTAGGCTTCGTAATGAGCTTGGTAATTATGACTAGCTTTGAGCGGTATTAATTTACGAATGAGGTGGTATTCTGCATCGTGTGCTAAACCTTGTATTGCTTTATAGATATCTGCGGCAGGCCAATTTTCGAAGGCTTCGCATGCATTACTTTCTATGAATTCATTGAATTGATCATCAGTCCAAATGTTATAGTTGGTAGGCAACGGTTCGATAAGGAATGTACCGGATGCCCATATTATTAATTCTTCGTGTGTCATCGTATGTATTCTCTTTCGTTAAGGTAATTTTCGAAGTCTTTTTCGAATCCGGTTAGCCAGGTGGGTGATGATAGTGCGTCAGCCATTTCTTCGCATAGATTGGTGGCTGATATTGGTTGGTCGAGATCGGCGTCGTAATACATCTTGAACTTGTCTGCTAACGACATGTCTTTTGTATATTCTGCATAGGTTGGGAGTATAGATTCATGAGTACTCCATTCTTTTTCTACTTCGTCATCTGTTAGATCACATGCTACATAGATATTTGTTATGTTGTGATTTAGTTTATCTGCGAAGACTACGTTGTTATTATATGATTTTTTGCTTAGTATTTTAGGAACTCTTCTTTTAATAGTTTCTTCGATTATTTGTATATCGGTTTTTATATGAGCGAGTCTGTTTTTGAGTTGTTCGTTAGTCATTTGGTGTGTGGTTTAGGATTCTTCTTCTAGTGAGATGTATTGGTATTTATTGTTTGCAGTGAACCAAAGTTGTATAGCTTCTACTTTAAACGGTTTTGCTTCTTCGGATGCTGTAACATACAGTGTAGCAGTACCTCCGTGGTTTATATTTAGCAGATCATTTTTAGTTAGATTATAATATCCATTTTCTTCATCCGGTGGAAAAGTACTGATATCTACTTCAATGTCGCAGTTAATTAGGCTGTCCCATACGGAGCCTGTTGCTATGTAATAGCTGGTTACATCTAGAATGAATTTACGACCGTTGTTTTCTAATTGAACGGATCCTATATCTACTTGTCCAATTTCTACATTTCCGTTTATGTGGATGTCTATATTACCGAACTCTACATCGTTTATTGTTGGTGTGTTAATTATATTCATTTGGTGTGTGGTTGATTGGTTATACGGGTTGAACGATTTGTACATTGTCTTTTGTTTCAAGCCAGACATGTGCACCACATGATAGTGGTTTGAATGGGCTGTAGGTTAAACGAAGTGAGTCGTTAACCATGACTTGATATCCATATGTATTACGGTTGTATTCTTTTACTGTGAATACAGGTTTGAGATCATCGATGGTTATTGATTTACCGGATTCGTTAGCTTGTTTAATAAGTTTGTTATTAGCTTTTATGTTATGCTGATTAACATGAATCTTTTTAGTGTTGGTATTAGTTATGCAGTTCATTTGGTGTGTGGTTTATTGTTTGAATAATGAAGGATATATTTTGTTATATCTGTGTTAATTTGGTGGTATTTATTATGTTCATTGGGCGGATCTACATGATAGCATGATACATCCCAACTCCATGTATTAGGATCGGTATACTCATATTCATTTGATGAATCTTGTTTGAGTACGCACCATTCGTCACCGCAGTAGATATTGTAATCGATGAAGTTACCGTCAGGTAATTTGTAGCTGTTCCAATAGTCGAAGTTGTCACCTTCTGTTTTTACATCGGGATCGGTTTCTACTTTTTTGATATGATCAATAGCTAGATCGATTATTTTTTGTTCGACGGCTGGGTCGATAGTTAGATTGCTCATGATTATTGAATGCTATTTATGCTTGTGTCTGTACCATCGGGATTGAGTTGCCAGGAGGGTGTGTGCAATGTCACATTTTTATAATGCAGCGGACCGAGATTTGATTCGGGTGCAGGCATGATAGTGAACGGTGAATGCTCGACTGATCGTGTCATACTTGTTTCATGATTGCGTATGTCTCGGATGCATGACCATAGCGTACCTTGATGTATGGGTTTTCCATTTTCCATAATTAGGTGAGATTTTTCGATGTGATATCTTTGTTCTGTTGGGAAGTTTTCTAGAATATTCATATGGTGTGTGGTTATATTATTTTAACGGTATATTGACCGCCTGTTGGTTCGCAGTTGAACGAGTGTCCGAAGTATTCGAGAGTTTCGATTGGTTCGAACCATTTCATTATTTTTGTTTTTGTTATGTTTTGGTCAAACAGTAGGCATGTATATCCGTATCTGTAGATATTACCTTTGTTGTCTTTATTGATTGATTTGAATATTGGTCGATTGAAGTTATCGATACCTTCGAATGTTACGGTGTCGTGAATTTTCATAGTTAGTAAATGAGCAGTTATAACGACATGCTCAGGTCGTTGGTGTGTGGATTAGATATTAGATGACGCGGAACCATAGTTGGCTTAGATCTTCTGCGCTGAAGCCGTGAACTTTGCCATCGTCGCAGTCATTGAGCCATTCAATGAATTCGCTTATGAATAGGTCGTTTGAGGTGCGGGGAGTTTTAACGCTGACGGTAGTCCATCGGTCGTTCTCTTCTGTATCTTCGCGATTAACTTCATTGATGAAGCCGCACTGTATCTTTGTGTAGTTCATGATTCTTCTTTGTTATTCATATTGTTGGTAGAAGTTGAGTTACATTGGTTGTAAGATTGTTTATATATAATGCACCGCCGTCGTTACCTTCGTCGTCGCTTTGAGGAACTACTACAACTTCTTCGTTGTTTTTTTGTAGTACTAGACAGGGCGGTTGAGAGTAGAAGCCGGTTCTTGTTGGATACACGACATCTACGATAGTGTAACCAACGAGCAACTGGCTGGCAGTTTTTGACCATTTTGATTTTAGATTTTCTTTATTGTTATTCATATGTTGTTATATGTTATACGGACTTGGCAGCAGAATAGCCGGTGTATCCGTGGTGTTTGCTAAGGTTACGCAAGGCTTTGCTTGCATCAGATCCGGCAGGTTGTGTACCGTGGATTAGTTGACCGAAGGATGGTCCGGGGTTGTATGCATGGCTGTCGTCGTGATCAAGTTCGAGACCTTTGCGATCAGCTTCGTCATAGGAGTATATGACTTCTGCTGATTTGAGATTGTGCTCGTCAATTAAATGATCAAAGCGTCCACCACGACTAGCGTTTAATTCGAAGTTCGAAGGTATTTGGTCGAGGTTCTGAAGCCAGAGGTCGATGCGTTTGGTGTATGCATAAAACGGTGTAGGTTTGAATTCTTTGGCAAGCCGCATCCATGCAAGGAAGTAACTTCTGTTGAAGAAGTCACCACCGATGTGGGCACGGACGATTGGTAGCTGGCCGTGGTTTTTATGATAGTTGTCGTGCAGCGGTTTGAGACTGGCATATAACTTATCGAACATTTGTTTGCTTGAACATTTGCGCAAGATGTTGAAGTTAATATTGCGGTTGCGTCGTACAGCACTGTGTCGTGCTTCCATTGTTGCAGCGTAGCACCGGTAGACTGTGTCTGGACCGTCTGTGATTTTACCCGTTATTGGGTCAGCTTTAGATAGACACTCTTTAGCAGCAGGGCACGAATGCCCCGATGCTAATGAGAAGTGAATAATACGTTTAGGTAATTTTGCATTACCTTGTTGCCAATTTAATTTATTAATATTCATAGTATTTTTTGTTGGTTGAGTAGGTAGTAAGGCATTGGAAACAGGGCGATATCGACTTATACTGTTTACGCTTTTTTGCCTGTTACGCTTTTTTGATCTCCGTAGATGTTTGGTTTTTTCCACTGCAAACATGGGAAGCATCCGCCTAGTTGATATTGATTATAGTATATGATGCGTGATTTGCATTTTGGGCAGATACGCATTGAGTTCATAATCTCAACAGTGCGATTAGCTTCTGTGATTTCTGCAGGTGTATGTTTTTTACGGTTACGGAGGATTTTTAGAGCGAATCCTATATTCACTAATTATTATATTAGTGCGGGCTGTGCTTGTTGTGTTTGAGAAGCATCTAAACCGTCGTAATCATAACCTGGATCGTAGCTGGTGTTGAGATGTTCGATAGCATCTGCGCAGTGGTTATCAAAGATGTTGTGCAAGTTGATAGATTTGCGAACATCTGCACCGTTGTAACCTTTGTAGATTTCAGTAAATGCATTGAACAGTGACCATGCATTGCCTGGTTCGAATACATCATGAGATGGGTTTTCGTATTCATCTAGTACTTTGTTGTACTGACCGCCGGAGATGGCGAAGTTATTACGAGTAGCTTTGTTCATGATGTTGGCTACATCAGAGCTGTCGAGTTCGGTTATTTTGTAACCGTCGTAACGATTAGATTGTACATTATAGGAAGACACTACATCGTTGGTTAATTGGTATACGATACGAGGTAAGTCACGCATGATGTGCGTAGTATGCTGACGACGACAGTTGAATTCACCAGAGAATGCAAGATTGTCGCAGACCATGACATTGGATCCGCCAACAAGTTGAGCACTGAATCTTTGGTTGTGACTGTTACGAATACCAATGACATTGCGGAATGTACCGTTGTCATAATCTTCGCGTTCGAGTTTGAGCATGGCGAACATGTCACGATGT